TTTTTTTCTTTCGAATTTTTTTAGTATATTAGCTATATAAATAAACAACAGTTATGGATATTTCACAGTTAAAATCTAGGCTCGCTTCCCTACAAAATCCAAGAGGCGGACAGAAAAAGGACTTCAGTTTAACAATCTGGAAACCTACTGTAGGTAAACACTTAGTTCGTATTGTACCTTCTATGTACAACAAATCGAACCCTTTCAAGGAATTATTTTTCCACTACGGTATCAACAACAAGACAATGATTTCTCCGACTTCTTTCGGCGAAAAAGATCCAATCGTTGAATTCGCTCAAGGTTTAAGAAAGAGCGACGACTGGCAATCTGCTAAGAAGTTCGAACCAAAATTGCGCGTATTCGTTCCAGTCATCGTAAGAGGTGAAGAAGACAAAGGCGTAAGATTGTGGGAATTTGGTAAACAAGTCTACATGGATTTGTTGGCTATCTTAGAAGACGAAGACGTAGGTGATTTTACAGATCCAATTCAAGGTCGCGATATCACAGTTGATACTGCTGGTAAAGAAACTACAGGATTGATGTACAACACTTCTACAGTTCGAGTTAGAACTAAGATCACATCGTTGTCAGAAGATGCTGATAAGATTCAAACGTGGTTAAACAACCAACCTGATCCTAACACATTGTTCAAAAAGTATTCTTACGAAGAAATGAAAACTGCTTTGGGAGCTCATTTGAATCCTGAAGAAGAAATCAAAGAACATGCTGACGCAGTGGTTGAAAAAACTCAAGAAGTAGGAGATCTACCTTGGGAAAAAGAAGCACCAAAACAAGCTTTTACTTTAAACACAAGTAAAACAGAAATCGATTCCAAAATCGACGACTTATTCAACTTTTAATTTATAAGCCCTCACCTAAAAACGAGGGCTTTTTAAACTGCACAAATGGCAAAGGCTAAAGAAGGGTTAAATAGCACCGTATCAAAAGCTATAAAAACAGAATTCAATTTGGATTCTTTTAAAAGATCAAAGAACTTATCATCTACGTCCATCAAATTCAAGGACCAACAGTGGATTCCGTTATCTAAAGCGTTTCAAGACACATTACAAATCCCAGGAATCCCTAAAGGCCACATCACTCTTTTACGTGGCCACTCAGACACCGGTAAAACAACGGCGTTATTAGAAGCAGCGGTGAGTGCCCAAAAAATGGGCATTCTACCGGTGTTTATTATTACTGAGATGAAATGGAGTTGGGAACACGCTAAAGAAATGGGATTGCAATTCGAAGAAGTTGCTGACGCAGACGGAGTAGTTTCTGACTATAAAGGATTTTTCTTATTCATTGATAGAGAAAAGTTAAACTGTATAGAAGATGTATCCGCTTTTATCGCTGATATCTTAGACGAACAAAAGTCTGGTAATTTACCTTACGATTTGTGTTTCTTTTGGGACTCTGTGGGCTCGATCCCATGTAGATTATCAATTGAGTCTAACAAGAACAACAACGAGTGGAACGCAGGAGCAATGTCTCAACAGTTCGGTAATTTTATCAACCAAAGAATTGTATTGTCAAGAAAAGAGAGTCAGCCTTACACAAACACTTTCGTTGCCATCAATAAAGTTTGGGTCGCAAAGCCTGAAACTATTATGAGTCAACCTAAGATGAAGAATAAGGGCGGAGACACAATGTTCTTCGATTCTTCTCTTGTGATTACATTCGGTAACGTAACCAACTCAGGTACTAACAAGATCAAAGCGACCAAGAACGGTAAAGAGGTTGAGTTTGCAAAGAGAACTAAAATCTCTTGCGATAAGAACCACGTTACGGGAGTTACTGCATTGAATAAGGTTATTATGACCGTACACGGATTCATTGCAGACGATAAGAAGGATTTGGACAATTACAAGAAACAGTATTCTCATCAGTGGTTGAAAACATTAGGATCTAAAGACTTCGACGTGGTTGAAGAGGCAGAAGAGGACATTAAAGATATATTTGACGCATCAGAAAATGAATAAAGAGTACCAAAAGATTTTCGACTCGCTTGGAAAAACAGAACAAGAGAAAGCTGAAATAAAAGAAGATCTAAAGGTAAACGATAGAATTCTAATCATCGATTCTCTAAACACTTTTTTAAGAGCGTTTACTGTAATACAACATTTCAATAAAAGTTTGAATCACGTTGGTGGACTAACGGGCTATTTAAGGTCAGTTGGTTTTGCCATCAATTTAATAAGACCGACCAGAGTGATTCTGGCGTTCGATGGTAAGGGTTCGTCAACGAACAAACGTTATATCTATCCAGAGTACAAAGCTAATAGAGGCATACGCAGGGTCACTAACTGGGATGCTTTTGAGAATCAAGAACAAGAGTCAGAAGCAATCACTAATCAATTGGTTAGATTGATCGATTATTTGAAGTGTTTGCCCGTAGATCTAATCTCAATAGACAAGATAGAAGCAGACGATGTTATTGGATATATCTCTCAACAGATGGATTCACAAATAACAATAATGTCTTCAGACCGAGATTATTTACAGCTCGTATCTCAAAGAATTACTGTATATTCGCCTACGAAGAAAATCTTTTATACGCCTGAAAAAGTGAGAAAAGAATATGGAGTATCGAGCGAGAATTTTTTGAACTACAAAGTTTTAACTGGAGATTCTGGAGATAATGTTCCTGGAATTAAAGGAATAGGACCGAAGACTATCACAAAGCTGTATCCAGAATTGGTAGACGATGTGAAGATGACTTTAACTGAAATTTTGGACAAGGCAAAAGACGGAGCGGGAAAAGGATTTATGAGCATTAGGAACTTTGAACATCAGTTAAAGATAAACGAAAAGTTGATGGATCTAACCAATCCAAATATACCGGACGATTCTATAGTTGAAATTCATGAGATGTTGGAAAATCCAAATAAGACTTTTAGATCTAAAGAATTTATGAGCTTATACGAAGAGGACGATTTGGGTAATTCTATTTCTAATCTTCAAACATGGTTACACAATAATTTTTATCAGTTATCAAAATATAAATAAGTTATGGCGGTTTTAAATCAGTTACAACAATACGGAATTGGATTCCAAATCAAGGTTTTGTCAAGCTTATTAAAGAACAAAGAGTTCTTACAAAACATAAACGATATCTTGGATGCAGAGATGTTCGATAATCCTGCTCACAAATGGATCGTACAAGAAATTTTAAGATACTATTACAAGTATCATACTACGCCTTCTATGGAATCTTTGCAAGTAGAAGTTAAGAAGATCGACAACGAAGTCTTAAAGGTGAGTGTAGTAGAACAGCTAAAAGATTCTTTGAAAGCTACAAACGAAGACAGAGAATACGTAGAGAACGAGTTCAGTAACTTCTGTAGAAATCAACAATTAAAGAAGGCGATTTTAAACTCAGTTAGTCTGTTAGAAAAAGGCGATTGGGATCAAATTAGACCAATGATCGATTCAGCACTAAAAGCTGGTCAAGACAAACGAATAGGTCACGAATACGAAAAAGATATCGAAACAAGATATAGAGCAGAGCAAAGATCACCAATTCCAACTCCATGGGATAAATTAAACGAATTGCTTGCCGGAGGACTTGGATTAGGAGACCTTGGTATTATATTTGGAAATCCAGGAGGAGGTAAATCTTGGATGTTAGTAAACTTAGGAGCAATCGCAGTTCAAGCTGGATTCAACGTTTGTCACTACACTTTAGAATTATCAGAAGACTACGTGGGTAAAAGATACGATGCCTTACTTACTGGTATCGAAGTACAACAGATACATTTAAACAGAGATAAGGTACAAGACACAATAAACAATTTAAAGGGCAAGCTTATCATTAAAGAATTTTCAATGGGTAAAGCGACTCCAAATACAGTAGAAACTCACATTCAAAAGTGTAGAGATTTGGGCCACGCTCCTGATTTGGTTATCATTGACTACGTTGATCTATTGAAGAGCAAAACAAAGTCAGTAGATCCTAAAGATGCTATCGACGATGTGTATACTGCAATAAAAGGCATGGCAAGAGAATTAAAAGTGCCAATTTGGACAGTATCCCAAGTAAATAGAATGGGAGCAAAGGACGATGTAATTGAAGGTGATAAGGCCGCAGGATCTTACAATAAGATGATGATTGCAGATTTTGCGTTGTCTTTATCAAGAAAGAGACAGGACAAGGTAAATGGAACAGGTAGAATTCACGTTATGAAAAATAGATACGGAGCCGATGGTATGACTTACGCGGCGAAAGTAAATACTAACTGTGGAAGAATAGAAATAAACAAGGACGAAATAAGCGAAGACGATTTGACATTTGACAATGGTAATGGAGGACAAAAACCTTTCAATGGCTCAGGTTTTTCTTCAGAAGAGAAAAAATACTTAGCTAAGAAAATGTTTGAGATGAAGCTGTAAATTTATCTCAAAAAGGCCATATTTATTAGTACAAAACGCATACTATGAACTTTTTGATCAATTTATTTAAAAGTGCAAACAAGGGAGATAACTTCCGTATCAATAACGAGCCATTGAAATATAACGATGGTATCGCTCAATTGAACTCAGTTGGTGATAGCCAATATGACAGACTTAGTACTGACAAGATCAAGAAGATCGGCCGCCTTAACTCAGCGCTTACGCCAGAAACTAGCGGTACAACCAAGGTACCAGGTAAATAATCTGGATTTTTTGTAGTCTCATTTCTTTATTGTAAAGGTTACGAACAAAGTCTAAGGGTGTAATTTTATGCTCAAAGGCTAAACTAGGCTTAATTAATTAAATAATATATAAAAAACAAACCGTATGGACATTACGCAGGAGATTTTATCTGACATCACGGTGTACAACAAGTATGCGAAGTACATCCCAGAATTAGAAAGAAGAGAGACATGGAAAGAGATAGTTACGAGAAATAAAGAGATGCATCAGAAAAAATTCCCGCAACTGTTCGACGAGATAGAAAGCGTTTATAAATTAGTATATGATAAAAAGATTCTTCCTTCAATGCGTTCGATGCAGTTTGCAGGTAAGCCCATTGAAATTAATAATGCTCGTATATTTAACTGCTCTTTTGCTCCTGTTAATGATTGGAGGGTGTTCAGTGAAGTAATGTTCCTTTTGTTAGGAGGTTGCGGAGTAGGATATTCGGTGCAAAAGCATCACATCGAACAATTACAAGAAATCGTTAAACCTACCAAAGAAAAGAGATTTTTGGTTGGGGATTCTATAGAAGGTTGGGCAGACGCAGTAAAGATTTTAATGAAGTCTTACTTAGTCGGAGGTCCAAGACCAAAATTTGATTTTAGAGACGTTAGACCAAAAGGTGCAATGTTGATTACTGCCGGAGGTAAAGCGCCAGGACCAGAGCCATTAAAAGAGTGCTTGTTCCAAATTCAAAAGATTTTGGATCGTAAAGAGACAGGTGACAGATTGACTCCTATCGAATGTCATGATATCATTTGTTATATTGCTGACGCTGTATTATCAGGTGGTATTCGTAGAGC